CCATCAGCAGGATTTAATGTAGTTGCTACTGCAAATACAAAAGGTAAAGGATCTGATGATGGTAGATTTATAGGAACTAATGTTCTTAATGAAGCATTTCTTGAAAGATTCCCTGTAACCTTTGAACAAGAGTATCCACCTGTATCAGTTGAGAAAAAGATTCTTGGTGGTATTGCTTCAGCACTAAGTGTTACTGACACAGACTTTATTGCTCGTTTAGTTGATTGGGGTGACATTATCCGCAAAACATTCTATGATGGTGGTATCGAAGAGATTATCAGCACTCGTAGACTGGTTCATATTGTTCGTGCTTACAGCATCTTTAATGACAAGGCAAAGGCAATTCAAGTTTGCATCAATCGTTTTGATGATGAAACAAAGCAAGCATTTCTTGAATTGTATGATAAAGTAGATGCAGACTTTAAATTACCTATTGACGAAAATCAACAATCTTGATATAATAAAATTATGAATTCATGGGCATTAGCTGCTTCAATACTAAACGGAACATTTGACGAGGATTACCCTATTATGGATAAAACAAAAGGAAGATGGACTGAAGAGGATGACATCCGTGAGTTAGATGATTACTATGAAGGTACTGTTCAATTGACTATGTCAGATACTCCAACACCTGGAATCCAAAAAGATTACCCCAGAAAATATAAAGAAGATGAGTCTATTAAGGCTCTTCAGGAATATATCTCCACAACATATGGTGGACATTATACTTCCAAACAAAACAATGTCCAAACACTTGATCTTATAGAATCTGTAGGAGATGCGGAAGCTTTCTGCCGTTCTAATGCAATCAAGTATCTAAGTCGCTATGATAAGAAGGGACAAGCAAAACGTGATATACTAAAAGCACTACATTATGCACTCCTACTGTATCACTTCAGTGGGCAATTAAATGAAACTCCTACCCGTGGTTATGAAACTTTCTGAAAAAACTTTAACTGTTCTTAAGAACTTTGCAGGAATCAATAATTCCATTCTTGTAAAGCAAGGAACACAACTTCGTACAATGTCTGTTGCTAAAAATATTTTGGCAGAGGCAGATATTGATGAAGATTTTCCTCGTCAGTTTGGTGTATATGATCTCAATCAATTTTTAAATGGGTTGAGTTTACATCAAGATCCTGAGATGGATTTTACTGAAGAGTCTTATCTAACTATTCGTGAGGGTGGGCGTAAAGCAAAATATTTCTTTGCAGATCCTCAAGTTATAATTTCTCCACCTGACAAACAAATAACTCTTCCTACAGAAGATGTTTGTTTCCAGTTAGAAAGTACTTCTTTAGAAAAAATATTAAAAGCAGCAGCAATATATCAACTTCCAGACTTGTGTGTTGTTGGTGAAGCAGGTGTTGTTAAACTTGTTGTTCGTGATAAAAAGAATGATACTTCTAATGAATATGCGGTTGTAGTTGGTGAAACTGATAAAAAGTTTACCTTTAATTTTAAAGTAGAAAATATTAAAATTATTCCTGGTGCTTACGATGTTGTTGTTTCTTCTAAATTACTTTCTCGTTTTACTAATAGTCAATTTAACTTAACTTACTATATTGCATTAGAACCTGATTCCACTTTTGAGGATTCTTAATGGCAAAATGGGAAGTAACATATCGTCTGCCTACAACTAGCACCAAATACCATAAAGCTATAGTTGAGGCAGATACACAGGTCTATGCCAATAAAATATTTGAGGCACAATATCCTTCTGCAAATCGTTGTGGAAATGCTAGAAGACTTTAATTATGAGTGATTTTATTTGGGTTGAAAAATATCGACCACAAAAAATTGAAGATTGTATTCTTCCTAAAAGTATTAAAAAAACTTTTCAGGATTTTTTATCTAAGGGTGAGATTCCCAATATGCTTCTTTCTGGTCCTCCAGGTATTGGAAAGACCACAGTGGCTAAATGTTTATGTAATCAATTAGGAGCAGATTATTATGTCATCAATGGATCTGACGAAGGTAGGTTTCTCGATACTGTCAGGAATAACGCCAAAAACTTCGCTTCGACTGTCTCTCTTACAAGCGATTCAAAACACAAAGTCATCATCATTGATGAAGCAGACAATACCACTCCCGATGTACAGCTCCTCCTTAGAGCGTCTATTGAGGAATTCTCAGGAAACTGTAGATTCATATTCACCTGCAACTATAAGAATAAAATCATCGAACCACTCCACAGTCGCTGTGCTGTCATTGAGTTTTCTGTAAATGGAAAAGAAAAACAAGGAATTGCTGCTAATTTTTTCACTAGACTTAATTACATACTAGAGCAAGAAAGAGTTGATGCTGATAAAAAAGTCCTTGCTGAACTTATCAATAAACATTTTCCTGATTGGCGTAGGGTTCTTAATGAGTGTCAAAGATACTCAGTAGGGGGTAAGATAGATAGTGGAATACTTGCTCATTTTAGTGATGTAAAAATTAATGACCTTACGAAAAATCTTAAGGATAAAAACTTTTCGGAAGTACGTAAATGGTGTGTCAATAATTTGGATAATGATCCTGCTGTATTATTGCGTCGCCTTTACGATAGTCTTTACGAATGTCTTGTCCCTTCCACTATCCCTGCTGCCATTCTTATTATCGCTAAGTATCAATACCAAATAGCATTTGTTGCAGATCAAGAAATAAATCTACTTGCTTGTTTAACTGAAATCATGGTTGAGTGTGAGTTCAAATGAATATATTTGGTTTTTTAGGTATTTTTTTATTACTATCAGGTATAGGTTCAGCATTTATTGTTTATTGTGCTATAATGGATTTATTAAAATGAAAAAAATGTCAAAATTAAAACATCAAGTAAAATCAAATAAGTATTACTTATTCTGGGGTGCTGCAACTATAGCAGTTATATTTGGACAAATATATGTTGGAAATGGATTTCGTAGGATGGCAGACACTCATGATGCTATTTCTGCAGATATTAATTTACTCATAGAGAATATAATTTATACGATTCCTCAAGAGAAGATTTATTCACATCCCTCTGTTATTAGATAATTCAATCAAATTTATATTATGAGTAAAAAGGGTTTGAAAACTCCACTTAGATATCCTGGTGGTAAATCTCGTGCCTGTACTAAGTTGGGACAATTCTTTCCAGATCTTAGAGATTATGTAGAATTTCGTGAACCATTCTTAGGTGGTGGAAGTGTCGCTATACATGTTAGTAAACTATATCCAAATTTAAAGATTACTGTTAATGATCTTTATGAACCTTTGATAAACTTCTGGATGAATCTTCAGATGTTTGGTGATGATTTAAGTAGAGAATTAAAAAATCTTAAAATTACTCATTGTAATCCAGATTCTGCAAGATGTTTATTTGCAGAAATGAAGGACATTATTAATGATAATGAACAGAGTAATCTTGACAGAGCAGTTGCTTTTTATGTTGTAAACAAATGTAGTTTTTCAGGTCTTACAGAATCATCTTCATTTTCGGAACAAGCAAGTGATTCTAACTTTTCTATGAGAGGTATTGAAAAGTTGCCTGAGTACTCTGAGATTATCTCACATTGGCATATTAATTCATATTCTTATGAGTATTGTTTCCAAACAGATATTCATGATGGATTGTTCATGTACTTAGATCCTCCATATGATATAAAGGATAATCTTTATGGAAAGGGTGGGGCGATGCATAAAAGTTTTGATCACGACAAATTTGCTACTGATTGTGATCAATGTAACAATATAAAAATGCTAATTAGTTATAATTCTGATCAATTGGTTAAGAATAGATTTAAAAATTGGAATGCTGGTGAATTTAATTTAACTTATACTATGCGTTCCGTTGGAGAATATATGAAAGAACAACAAGAAAGAAAAGAGTTATTACTTTTTAATTACGAATTACCAGAGGTATCTACTAATGGAAGATGATTCGAGACATATTAATGATCTATGGGAAGACATGGATCGCCTTAACGCTCTATATGAAGAGTTGATGTGGTCTCATGATGAAGAACTTGAGTTTGTTGCTGATTATGAAAACAATCGTATTATTATTAAAATAAGAGGAGAAGATTAATGTTTTTTGCTGCCTGCCCACCAGTATATCATTTACCTGGTACTTGGGATGATCCAGATAAAATTGCTAAGTGTATGGATACACTTGTACCTCATTTTAATCTAACACCAGAACAAGGATTTATTTTATTCTTTTGTTTATTTCTTTTTTCTTTAATTGGATGGGGATTATATCTTACAGTAGGATCTGGTAAAAAAGATTTAGTAGATGCTATTGATGAACACGCTAAAATGCATGAACTAGGTATTGCTCACGGTCATGGTGGAAACAAGGAGGCATATGAGATCTCTGGAAAGTTAAATCATGATCATAGTAAGTCTTAATGGTAGAAAAAGTAATTTTCATTTCTATAATATTATTTGAAGAGTTTATCAAAAGATCTCTGATTGGTGTATATTATATTTGGGAAAAATTTGACTACTGGAATTTTAATAGAAAAATACCTAAATGAATTTAAGTAGAACACCATTATATGAATCTGCAATAAAATCAGGAGGAAAGATGGTTCCTTTCTCTGGTTGGGAAATGGCAGTTCAGTTTGAGGGA